AAGTTTTATATCTTCTGTCTTCAGTTTCTGAAGCTCTATATCTAACATGTAAGAAAGGTCTCTTAGCATTCTTACCTAAGATTTGGTCATAAACTGTAGTTGAACCAGCAGGAACTAAAAGCCCGTTGATTGCACCAGCAGTAACACCACCTCTCATAGTAGGATCGTTAAGATATTTCCAGTCAGACTTATAGAAATCATAACCTCTTCTAAATCCTGTAAATCCAAGATTTAAAGCCATATCCTTATCATTGTCAAATAAACCATATGATGTACCACCCGCTCCGTGAGAGTTTTGTGCAGCTAACATATCGTCCATATCAAATGAGAATTGTCTATTACAGAAAATTACATTTTCTTCTATAGCTCCTTGCTTATCTAGTCTTTGGATAATAGAATCAAATGCAGCTAGGTTTTGTGGGTTACCACCACCAAATACATTTCCTCTATTTCCTACTACGAAAAATACACCGTCAGAACCATTAAGGTTTGCAACACCAGCAGCTCCTAAACCAACACCACCATTTTGCAGGTAAGATGCCGCTCCAGAACCAGCAGCAGCAGGTACAGCTTCTAGCATAGCAGTTTCTAAATAGTCTTCAAATCTAAGTCTCGTTTCGTGCTCAGATTTTAAGTACCATAAATATCCGCTAGCGCCATTTTCAGTTGTAATTTCTATCCAACCTATTTGAGCCATATCAGATCCTGATACTTGGTATTTATCTTTTATGATAATTGGTTTGTTCTCAAAGATGAAGTCATCTGCATCGTTAGAACCTACCATACCGTTAGTTCCTTTGTTAAATTCAGAACCATAAATAAAGATATCACAATTTACTGCAGGGCCCATCGCTTGTCCTCCAGCTTCATAGTAAGCAATTGTTACTTGATTTGGATTACCAGCTGTAGGAGCTACAGTAATTATACCTTTGTTTTGTAAATTAGATCCAACAGTTTTGTCAGAAACAACTACAGTTTGTCCCACTCTAAGAGAAGCTTGGTTTGGAGTTCCAGCCAATGCAGGGTTGAAATTTTCAAGAGCATTGTTGATTGTCCATACACCAGCGTCTACGCCTACTGCTCCTCCCGAAGTACAGTTGACGTATTTAGTGTGTAATCTTCCTTGTTCTGCCCATTTGATAAGGTCAGAATTAGAAGGCATTTCAGCGCCTACCATTCTTAAGAATGATGCTACTGTTCTATTTCCATAACGCTCGAATTCTTTTTCGTAAGTGTCAGGAAGATATTGCTGTGCCCATGTAAAATCAGCCGAACTTAAATAGTTGGTTGATACTGGGACTTGTTGTGAACTAGGTTGTAAATCAAACCCAGGTACTGCTAATACTGCCATAATTTTTAAATTTTAATTTGTTAAACTTTTCTAATACTTCTAATTTTGAGTCCACTTCCACTATCAGTATCTCCTACGGCCCTTATTTTCATTCCATCTTTTGTGATGGTTTGAGCGGATTGTCTAACATCCATGTTTATGTTTTTAGATTTTCTAGAAACATTATCCACAGTTGCAGATACACCTTGATCGTAAAAAAATTGAGCAAATTTCTCAGGGTTCATAGCTACAGCTAATGAACGATGATAACCTTTTGGATCAGCAATAAGCCCTGTTTGTTTGTCCATAAATTTGTTAATATAATTATTAACATCAGACTGAACATTTTTAAGCTCTTCACTGGTTCCGGGTTTAAAAGTAATATTATTATCTCCTACATTAAATTCAAAACCTTTGAATTCACTGTTAAAAACTTGATCAGTTTTATTTAGGAAGTAATCATACTTCTTTTTAGTTTGCTCTTCGATAGTCTTAGATTCTTCAAGATAACTTTTATAAGCATTTAAATTTTCTTGCTGATTATTAGATAGTCCACCCCCACTTGACTCAAGAGGAATTTTATATTTATCTTTTTGCTCATTCAAAAACTTCTTTGCCTTAGCAAGTTCTCGTTTTTTCGCTAATTTTTTCTTCTTAACATCTTTAGGCTCATCTAATTCTTCATCAAAACTAAATTTGTCTTCAATAATATCTTGAATATCTATAGCGTCTAACCCTTCTTCGGTAGTGCTATAGTAACTAGCTAGTACAGAGTCATCTTCCATAGAACTGTAGTCTTTTTGTAAATTATAAAAGTCTTCAATTCCACGTCCGGTTTCTTTTTTGTACTTTAAATACGCAGACACATCTTCAGGTAATTCTTCATTTGCCTCTTTTTCCGCAAATAATTCATCAACTGTTGTTATGTCCTTGTCATATCTTTTCTTAATATAAGAAAGAACGTCTTCATCACTTAACTCTGATGACGGAGTTTTTTCATCAATCATCTCTGATGAGGGAGTTTCTTCTTTAACCTTTTCTTCTTCCTTAGAAGCTTCTACAGGCTCTTCTGGTTTTTCTACTTGTGGTTTAGAGGTGGTGTCTTCAAACTTTTCTTCGTGTTTTTTTAACAACTCCTCTTCTATTTCTGCTTTGGACTTTTCTTCAATTTGTCCCAAGTCTCTTACTTTTATTTCCATAATATTAAATTAGATTAAATTTTAAACAAAGTTAAACAAAATATATATACAAAATTTAGCCTATCGTGGCTCAAACTCTGCTAAATCAAAGCCGTCGAGGCTATCTTCATTAGATTCAAAGTTGATAGCAGGTAAATTTCTCTTTCTTTGTTCTATCATTTTAGACTGTTGAGTAGACTGTTGACTAATTCTATTGTCTTTAGATTTTTCTCTATTTTTTTCACGATCATCTATTTGAGATTGTTCTACTCCTTTTAGTTGCATTTGAAACTGAAATTCAGTTTGCATTAATTGTTCTTTTAATGCGGCTTCATTTTTAAGTTTTTCTATCTCAAAACCTATTTCAGCTTGTTTTACTTGCATTTTAGATTGTGTTTCCATTTGCATTTTTTGTGCTTCTAATTGAGCTTTTGCTTGTTCACCTTGCATTTGCATTTGAGCAGCCATTTGTTGCTCTTGCATTTTTTGTTGTTGCTCTTGCTCTTGTTTTTGTCTTCTTTTTAATTTAAGAAGTTGATTTGCCATTTTAAGATTATTTATCTCCCTTATATCTATAGCATCTTCAAGACTAATGTTTTCTTTAGATAAAGCCATTTGTATATTTTGCTCTAACATAGCTTTTTGTTCTTCATCAGGAGCCATCTCTATAAATATTCCAAAATCATATATATATAAATCTTTAATTTCTTCTAAAATAGATGAGTTGTATTTTCCTATTTGCATTATAAATTCATCTTTAAAATCAGCAAACTCTAATATATCAGCTGTTCTAATGGATAAACATTCTGCTATTGTTTTTGTTATAAACAAACTACCATCTAAAATATGTCTTGTTGCTGTATTGCTATTTAATGCCGCAAGTTTTTGAACCCCCACTAAAGCATTAGGGTCTGGAGTGGTACCATCTCTAGCTTCATTTAATCCCGTTACCCCTCTAATCATATCTAAATAATGGTTGTAGTTAGCAATTAACATTTGCATTTTACTTGATCCACTATTAGCTGTAAGCTGTTGAATAGGAACCTTAGCATTATTAAATTCTCCATCTTGAGTAAAACTTCTTCCTATTACACTACCAGTTTGAAAATATAATCGTAAAGCATCTTCAGGATTATAAGCATTTCCTGTTCCTAAATCTACTTCATTTAATCCATCGGCATCAATGAATACACCATCAGGAACAATTCTAGATACAACTTGTTGTATTTTTAAATGAGTCATTTGTATTAAGTCAGCAAAAGGAATCATTCTACGTACTAAAGATTCTAATTGACCTTTATACATTCTTGGAGCACACGCTACATAATTAGATAAAGCAAATTGATTTGCGGATTTTGGCCTTACCATGTTTTCTTCTAACTTCCATTGTAAAACAATATTAGTGCCCATTACCATTACACCGCTATACCAAACATCTATTCTTTTTGTAACCTTTTCAAACTTACCTTCATCCATCATTTCTTGTGGAGGATTAAATTGATCATCTTTTTCTACTGTCTTATATGTGCCGTCTGCTAATTTTTTTCTTTTATAAACAAAAGAATGAGTGGTTTTGTAGTTAAAATATAATAAAGTAGCTGTGTCTCTATAAAACATACTATTTTCATAGAACTGAGATGTATTAAAATAATTATACCAAGATTGACTGTACTTAGCTATTTGATTTAAATCTTCATTAGTTAATGAAGGATCTATTTTAATAAGTTCCGTCATAGGAACGGTCTTGATTTCTCCCCAATAAAAACAATCTTTAAAGTAAGGATCTTCTGTGTAACTATATACCACATTAGCTGGATCGACATAATCTAATTTTACTCCTTGTCCTGGCAAAAACTCGTGTTTAGTTATTCCTATTCCTAGTGTAGTTAAATCGTAATCCACCCTACTCCTTATGTCGTTATAATGATTTTCTTCAAACAAAACATTTATCGCTTCTTCTGCTGCTATTTCAACCGCAGGCTTATAATTCATTTGCATAAATAATTGTAACTCTTCAGGTGTTTCGGGTAAATTATCTCTAGGTGTTTCAAACAAATCTAATCCGAATTCAGCTTGTATTGTATCTAAAATAGGTGCAGCTACCATATCTGTTTCAATCTTTTTTTGGAATTCATTTCTTCTTTCTGCTGACATTGCATCTTCTGCAAAAGCATTTACTTTAAAAAGTCTATCAGACATTCCATTTACTACC